ATGGCCCTGAAGAATATCAAAAATATATAAAGAAAAATAAATTACAAAATAAATTAGTAGCCGCAGAAGGTAGACCAGAAGATTTACCAGGTATTGATTATGACCGTCCAGGTGATACACCTCGCAAACAATCTAGCAGAGAACATAATCCTTATCCATTCAGTAGGGAAGATGATGATGATTACTTTCGTGAAATCTTCCGCAAGAAGCGTGAAGCCAAAGCCAAAGAGCAAGGTGTGGCGGAAGGTGAAGATGCCGATAGATATTATGATAAGCAAGAGCCGGGATGGCGTGACACACCAGATGAATGGGCTGATAAGCAAGAAGTTGAACAAGGTGTGGCGGAAGAGTGGAGCCAAAAATACAAGAGTAGTATCAACTGTAGTCATCCAAAAGGCTTCAGTCAAAAGGCTCATTGTGCTGGCAAGAAAAAGCACAATGAAAGTGTTGAGTCACATGTAATGGAAATGGTCTGTGAAGATTGCGGTATGTGTCAAACGCACGGTAATCTTAATGAGATTAAAAAAGGCGCCAAAGATAGTAACGGTTTTACAAAGTGTTGGCCCGGTAAACATGCTGAAGGAACAAAACAAGGAAAAAATGGCCCGGTGCGTAACTGTGTGCCTAATGAAAGTATAGAGGAAGATAGTGAACCAGAAGGTGACACATTAAAAAATAGTCTACATACCATTATTCGTGTAGCACAACACTTAGACAAGAGACTTGACGTTAATGATGATTTCCCTGAATGGATAAGTGAAAAAATTGGCGCAACTAAAGGTATGATGGTTGGTGTTATGAACTATTTAATTAGTGACCAAGAAATGGATAATGATCTTGATGCTATGGGTGATAACCATGAGAATATGGAAGAAGGTGAGAACTGGTCAAAGTATAATAATAAACGTGCAGGCGGCATGAGTAAAAAATCTGTAAATAGTTATCGCCGCAGTCACCCGGGTAGTAAAATTCAAACTGCGGTAACTACAAAGCCAAGCAAGTTGAAAAAAGGTAGCAAGAGTGCAAAACGCCGTGCTAGTTTCTGTGCTAGAATGCGTGGCATGAAGAAACATCGTACTGGTGCTAAGACCGCACGTGATCCAAATAGCAATATTAACAAGAGCCTTCGCAGATGGCATTGTGAAAGTATAGAAGAACTACAACAATTAGTAATGATTGCTGAACAAAAAGTTAATGAAGCAAAGAATTCAAAACAACAAGCCGCTATTGCTATTGCTAAACAGAATAAGAAGTCAGGAGTTAAAGAAGGTAATGTTGAAAAAACGTCAACTGGGTTAAAACATCATGGTGATTTCCCTGATTACCCGAGAGAAAAGGGAGTAGAATTTCAAAAAGATCCCAACCGTTTAAATAAATCAATGACAGGCAGACTAGATAAAGCGTTTGATGTTCATTGGGAAAAAGGTTCAAATAGAGAAATTACCGGTAATCAAGCTGATATTTCTGAAGAAGTGTTACGTGATAAACTACAAAGAGAATTACTTGATTTCTTTGAAAAGGGTAGGCCAAAAGATTTAAGCAACAAACCAAAAGATAAAGAAATTCAAAAGAAGGAAAAGAAATGAATATCATTGAACTAATGGAGGGTGCAACACCTAAACTACCGGGTGCTGTACAAGGCGTTAAAGTTATGTCTATGGATCAATTTGTTGGTCAAGCTGGACAAGAACCTGAGCAAGAAGTTGATGAAGCAACTGCCCTACCAGCACAAAGTCGTGAACTAGGCGGTCAAGAGTTTCAAGATTACATGACACGTATTAAAGGCACTGATGACCTTGATAAAGAAGGTAATGTTAAAGTAGATAAAAAAGGTATACCCAAGTATACAACAGGCAAAACTAAAACTGACAAATATAAAATGCCATACGTTCACCGTAGTAGTGCTATTGAGTACTATAGCGAAGAAGGTAAACGTTACAAAGAAGAAGCAGTTATTGATGCACTAAAGCAACGTCCTAAGAAGTTGTTAAAACAAAACGAAAAGATGAAGCACAGTAACGGTGACTTTGAACAGTTCTTCAACGTTGGCTTTGCAGCATTAACAGGTATTGCAGTTGACGAATCAACAGGTAAACTAATCGTAGTTAATACATGTCCAGGTGCTGGCTCATGCAAAGTAGATTGTTTCGCTATGAAGGGCGGCAAAGTTCAATTCAAGGCAGCTTGGTTGAGTGATGGACGTATCCTAACATATCTATTGAATGACCCAACTGGTTTCTTTAATCAATTAAGTGCAGAGATTGCTGCGGAAGAAAAAGCAGGCAAGAAGGGTGATAAGAAATTTCCAGGTGGTTGGGATGTTACTATTCGTTGGCATGACGCCGGTGACTTCTTTAGCCCAGAATACTTAGACCTAGCATTGAAGATGGCAGCAAAACACCCTGACACTAAATTCTATGCTTACACTAAGATGGCTGGAGCTGCATTGGCACAAAAACCACCTAACTTCATTATCAATTGGAGTGAAGGTGCTAATACTACACAAGAAAAGCAAATTAAACAACAAGACCCTAACTTAGATAAAACCAAGAATAGTCGTATTGTTCCTGAGAAATTATTCTATGACTTGTTAGCAAAAGACGCTAAGGGCAATTTAGCAAAAGGTCCAGATGGACAATGGCAAGTTGCAAATCCAGAATCATTGATTACGTTAAAACAGCGTTTGGCACAAGCATATAATATTACTCCTAACTCAATATTAAGTTATAGTGAATATATGAATAAGCCAAAAGTTGGCGGTATGAAGTATAATGTTATCGTTGCACCTGGTGAAGGTGATGTTTCTGCTAACGACCAGAATGTTCTTTCTACACTATTATTGAGACACTAAATAAATCATGTTATCAGACAGCTTAAAAACATTACTAGCAAGCACACAAAGTTTTGCTATCAAAACACAAAACTTTCATTGGAATGTTGAAGGGAGTAATTTCCCACAATACCATATGTTCTTAGATACATTATACCAAGATGTAAATGAAACTATAGATCCAATTGCCGAGTATGTAAGAGTACTAGGTAGTTATACGCCTGGTAGTTTACAACGTTATGCTGAGTTAACTATCATAGAGGATCAAACAAAAATTCCACGTGCTCAATTAATGTTTGTTGAATTATTACAAGATACCGAAAAGATGGGCGATTTAGTTGTTCAAATTTTTGACCAAGCAACTCAAGACCGTCAACAAGGTATTGCTAACTATATGGCAGAACTACAAGACTTATATGGTAAGAAGGCTTGGTTCATTCATAGTATTCTTAAAACTGAGCGTGAATAATGAATCCAAACGATTACCCAGTTTACCCAGAGGACGATGGGTATGATAGATTTCGTAACCCATATAGCCCAGTATGAGAGCAAGCGACTTTCAAATACATGACCAAGAAAAGTTAGATAACATACTTGTTGAGTTATGTGAAATGATTATTGATGGTCAAAAAGAAGATAGTGATTATTATGGAATGGTTGCTAGTTGTGTATTGGATATGCATAATAATAAAGTATGTGGAGTTAACTACTTTAAAAGTAAAGATAAAAGAGTACACGGTGAACGTGCCGCAATAGATAAGTATCATAAACGTTATGGCAAGATTGGTGAGGGTAGTATCATTATCACAACTTGCAGCCCCTGCTCAGAGGATATGGATGAACGTTACGGAGAAAGTTGTACAGGCTTAATTGATAGTTTGGGCATACATAAAGTTTATTGCGGGTATAGCGATCCTAGTCAAGATGATAGTGAACGTTATAAACATAAAAAATTTCATATAGCAACAACAAAAAATAAACAAATAGAAAGTCTTTGTAAGAAATTTGCAGATACTTTTTTAAAGAACACACCTTAGGGCCGTGTGCGCGGCTGCTGCGTAACAGAATCCATTCGCTACGGACTTTTGTTAAAGTGAGCACTAGATAAATATAAGTATGAGAGCATTTGATTTTATTACCGAAGATGCAGTTGAAGAATTAAAAAATCGCCTACCTAAATTAGATAAGCATACTTACGATACTATTGATAAGTTAATGCAGAATATCAGTGCCAAACATAAAATCACAGGACATCAGTTACACAAGATGTTCATAAAGAAATATGGGCATACACCTGACACTTGGATTAAGAAATACAAAAAACAACATCTGGGCGAGTCAGTTTTTGAACCCGTAGATAATCTTAAAAATATTGAAGAAATAGAAAAATTTATTAAATGGTCAATGAAAACCTTAAATATTCAAGACCGTCCAAAGATTACCTTAAGTAATAATACTGAACAAGCACAAAAAGGACATCATACTGGTTTACATACTAGTGATGGTAGCATTTGGATATATGTTGGTAATAGAAACTTAGTAGATATATTCAGAACCATTTTTCATGAGTTAGTTCATCAACGCCAGGACGAACTAGACATGATTAAGCCAGACGATAGTTATCCTGGTAGCCCTATTGAGATGTTAGCCGACATGGCAGCCGGCAAGTACATCAAAATATACGGGAAAGAAAACCCACATATCTTCCAATAATCGTTGACTTCTCTACGCAATGTATATATAATAACTACATTGAAGGAGAACTTATGTCAGATATTAAAACTTTTAGCGGCGATCAAAAAATCAAACTAACCCAATTAATTAATGAAGGCATGGCAGTCATGCATGAAATTGATACATTGAGTGAAGGCTTATCCGATACCGTAAAAGCAATCGCAGAAGAACTAGAAGTAAAACCTAGCATTCTTAAAAAAGCAATTCGTGTTGCCCATAAAGCAAGTCTAACACAGACTAACATGGATAATGAGCAACTTAACACAATTTTGGAAACTGTGGGTAAGACACTTTGAGTTATGTAGATGCGATACATAGCCGAGATGAAGATCGGATCTATGTAGTTGAAAGAACACCTGATGGAAAAAGAACTTATAATGAGTTCCCTGCCAACTATGTTTTTTATTATCCTGATAATAAGGGTAAGTATCATAGCATCTATGGCAAACCTCTTGCTAGATTTAGTAGTCGTAAACGCACAGAGTTTGAAAAAGAAAAACGCATATTAAGCGGTAAAGAACTATATGAAAGTGATATCAATGTAGTGTTTCGTTGTCTAAGCGAAAACTATCTAAAGATTGATGCGCCAAAACTTCATACTTGTTTCTTTGACATTGAGGTAGATTTTGATCCTGAGAAAGGATTTAGTCCCACTAGTGATCCCTTCAATCCAGTAACTGCAATCAGTATGTATTTGGATTGGCAAGAGTTACTTATTACATTATGTGTACCTCCCAAACATATGAGTAATGAAACTGCACAAGAGATTGTCAATAAGTATGAAAATTGTTTGATTTTTAAAACTGAAAAAGAAATGTTTGATACATTTTTTCAATTGATTGAAGATGCAGATGTATTGACTGGTTGGAACTCAGAAGGTTATGATATACCATATATGGTTAATCGTGTCACCCGTGTAATGAGTAAAGATGATACACGTAAATTCTGTTTGATGGGCCAATTACCAAAGCCAAGAAAGTATGAACGTTTTGGTAAAGAAGAAACTACATATGACTTAGTTGGTCGTGTGCATATGGACTATTTACAATTGTATAAGAAATACAATTATGAGAGTCGCCATAGTTATAAGTTAGATGCTATAGGCGAGATGGAAGTTGGTGAGAACAAAACTCAATATGAGGGCACATTGGATCAATTGTTTAATAAAGACTGGGAAAAGTTTTTAGAATACAATAGACAAGATACAATGTTGTTATACAAAATACATGCTAAATTAAAATTTTTAGAATTGGCTAATCAACTAGCACATGAGAATACAGTATTGTTACCAACAGTAATGGGTTCAGTTGCTATGATTGAAATGGCTATCTTTAATGAAGCGCATGAGCGTGGATTAATTGTACCTGATAAAAAACGAAAGGGCTCACATGAAGACGAACAACAAGCGGCAGGTGCCTATGTTGCTACTCCCAAAAAAGGACTACACGAATACATCGGAGCAGTGGACATCAACAGTCTCTACCCCTCGGCTATTCGTGCCCTCAACATGGCAGGGGAAACAATCATTGGACAAGTCAGGCAGACACTCACAGACCAATACATGAAAGATAAAAGTTTGCGTTTATCAGGCGAAAAGAAAAAACGCAAAGAATCTGACGAAGAGGAACAGTTTGGTAGCATTCTGTGGGAGGGTTTGTTTGGTGCATTGGAATATAATGCAATCATAAACCAAGAACGCGGGACTATTCTTACACTTGATTATGAAGATGGTCGAAGTGTGGAGATGAGTGCGGCAGAGATATGGAAACTTATCTTTGATAGTAATAAGCCCTGGATGCTCAGTGCTAACGGTACAATCTTTACATATGAAAAAGAGGGTGTTATTCCCGGACTATTAAGTCGCTGGTATAGTGATAGAAAAGACATGCAAAAGCAATTGCGTGAAGCAACTACTGATGAGGATCGTGAATATTGGGATAAACGTCAATTGGTTCGTAAGATTTTATTGAACTCGGCTTACGGTGCACTTTTGAATGAGCATTGTAGATTTTATGATAAACGTATTGGTCAAAGTGTGACATTATGCGGTCGTCAAATTGTTAAACATATGATGAGCCAAATCAATGAACTTGTTGCCGGCGAGTATAATCATGAAGGTCCTGCAATTGTATATGGTGATACTGATAGTTGTTACTTTACTGCATACCCTTTATTACAAGAAAAAATTAATAACGGCGAAGTTGAATGGAACAAAGATTTTTGTATTGCATTATATGATAGTATTGCAGATGTTACTAATGAGAGTTTTCCAGCATTCATGGAACGTGCATTTCATACACCGCGTAAAAAAGGTGAAGTAATTAAAGCAGGTAGAGAACTTATTGGTGATCGTGCTATTTTTATTACAAAGAAACGCTATGCTATTAATATTTTTGATAAAGAGGGTAAGCGTAAAGATAGTGATGGTAAATTGGGTGATATCAAGGCTATGGGTCTTGATTTGAAACGTGCCGATACTCCAAAGTATGTACAAGAATTTTTAATGGACATATTGAAAATGGTTCTTCAAGAAGGTAAAAAGCGTGAAGAAGTAATTGAAGTTATCAAAGGCTTCAAGCGTACATTATCTCAGCAAGATAGTTGGACTAAGGGTTCGCCTAAGAGTGTTAATAATCTAACCATGTACGGTGATAAAGAAGCCAATAGTAAAATCGGTCGTGAAACAATGCCCGGACATGTTCGTGCGGCAATCAACTATAATTATCTAAGACGATTGTATAATGATAACTACAGTCAAAAAATTGTAGATGGTATGAAAGTAATCGTGTGCAAATTAAGAAACAATCCATTGGGGTTTACTAGTATTGCATATCCAACTGATGAACTAAGATTACCTAAATGGTTTTGTGAATTACCATTTGACGATGCCGCAATGGAAGAAACATTAGTCAATAAGAAAATTGATAACTTATTGGGTATATTAGATTGGGAACTAACACAAAACACAAACACAAAAACAACGTTTGATGATTTGTTTAGTTTCACCTAATATGGTTAAACTCATATTGACTTTTATTATAAAGCCATATATAATACACAATCAAACTATTTAAATAGTTATACAAATTAAAGGAAACAAATGAAAAGTTATTTACAAGATATTATTTCGCACATCAATGCTCTAGGAAACGTTGACACAGTAAAAGTTACTGGTACGGATCAAACAACAACAGTTAATGCAATTACCGATGACCGTAATGTAATGATTAGCGGTGAGTTCAAAACACCTAGTGCAGATTTCATCGGTACTTTCGGTATGCCTAATCTAACTAAGCTAAAAACTATTTTAAGTTTTGAAGATTATGATGCAGATAGTAAAATTTCAATGACTAAGAATATGCGTGATGGCGTTTCTGTACCCGAAGCAATTCACTTTGAAACTAAGAATAGTGACTTTGTTAACGACTATCGTTTAATGACTAAAGAAGTCATTGAAGATATGGTAAAAAATGTTACATACAAAGGTAATGGTTGGAATGTTGAATTTCAACCAAGTGTTGCTAATATTATTAGACTTAAAAGACAAGCAAGTGCAAATAGTGAAGAAAAAGTTTTTACTACTATTGTAAAAGATAATGAGTTGCGTATTCACTTTGGTGATGTTAATACACACAGTGGTAATTTTGTTTTTGAAACTAATGTCACTGGATCACTATCTAACAAACGTCAGTGGCCAGTTAAAGAAGTTATTGACATTCTCAACTTAGCAGGTGATAAGACATATCGTATCAATGACCAAGGTGCTACTGAAATTACAGTTGATAGTGGTTTAGCAGTTTACAAATATTTGATTCCAGCACATACAAAATGATTAAAAGTATCACCCCTATGGGGCGTTATATAACAGTTACCAATTCTACATCCAGTACCTATGTAAACGGATACAGTGGTTTACAGGGTGTAGGTAATATGCGATATAACACTAGTTCACAAAATATGGAAGTGTTCGATGGTAATAACTGGGTTATGCTTAACATGGCTATTCCAAATATAGGTCTCAATAGTGATGCCGAAAGTTTACTTGACTGGGCTAGACAAAAGCGCAATGAAGAAACTGAATTATTAGGATTGGCCCAAGAGCATCCTAGTATCAAAGACTTAGTTAATGATATTGAAAATAAAAAAGACCAAATCAAAATGATTAGAACTCTTATTAAGAGCCCGGGAAATGAACCAGAAGAAATGATGGGAAGTTAATGGAACAAGATAATCTATCAGCAAAGCATAATGATGAGTGGGCAACATTCTTACCCGCAGTTAGTAGTTTTTATATTGCTGGCTTGGGTAAGCAACGTGAGGGTGAGAATTATTTTGATGCAGCACGTATCCCCGCAGGCTTCAATGGTGATGTTGAATGTTTAAATTTCTTGAATCCACAACAAGGTCTTTACTATTATAAGTGGGGCTTGTATAGTGCAGGTCATGCTAACTTAGATACCACAGTAGTTGATAATGCTGAGAGTATTATACGTAAACGTCATCCAGATACATTTATGCTAGGTGATAGCGGAGGGTTTCAGATTCTAAAAGCACAATGGCCGGCTGACTGGAAAGATCCCAACTGCCCACGTGCTATGAAGAAACGTAAACAAGTACTAACTTGGATGGATACATACATGGACTATGGTATGTGTTTAGATATTCCTTCACAATCATTAACAACTTATCATATTCAAGATCCAAAAACTAAAACGTCAGCACATGGTATCAAAACTATTGAAGACGCTATTACTGCTACACATATCAATAATGAATACTTTATTAAAAATCGCAACGGTGAATGTAAATTTTTAAATGTATTGCAAGGTCGTAGTCATGACCAATCAAGAGATTGGTATGCTGAAATGAAGAAGTATTGCGATCCCAATCTATATCCGGATAATCATTTTAATGGTTGGGCATTTGGTGGACAGAATAAAATTGATGTTCATTTAATGCTTACACGAATGATTGATATCATATACGACGGATTATTACAACCAGGTAAACATGATTTGATTCATTGTTTGGGTACGAGTATTTTAGAATATGCAGTATTGTTTACTGATATTCAAAAGGCAATACGCAAATATCATAACCCAAAATTAAAAATTACATTTGATTGTGCAAGCCCTTTCTTTGGTGCGGCTAAAGGCTTAGCATACTTCAATACTAGTATTGAACATAATAAGAAATGGTCATATAGTATGGAAAAGACTGCGGAGAAAAAGTCGTATGCAAACGACACTCGCAAATATAGTGATGCAGTAATTGCTGAAGGTATCCATAAAGTCTTTACAAATAGTCCAGTAACTGATAAACTATTACTTAAGGATATGTGCTATCGTGGTCAAGGTTTTTTAGGTCAGCATGGTAAAGAAACAAAGACCAGTTGGGATACATTGAGTTATACATTGATTCAAAGTCATAATGTTTGGATGCACATGAACGCAGTTCAAGAGGCTAATCGTAAATATGAACAAGGTATTGTACCTAAAATGATTTTTAATAAATTTGAAGGTTCTAAGTTTTTTACTAGACTAGTAGATGAAATTTTTTCTAAGAAAACAAAACAAGAGTCAATTGATTTGATTAATCTACATACTAATTACTGGATGCAATTTCAATCAGGAAGTCAAGGTATTAGTGGTAAGAAAACAATCAATTCAATGACTATGCTTGATAAACTATTTTCGTTCGGTGATAACGAACCTGAATATGAAGAAATTATTGAAGACAGTGATGACGAAATGGCATTAATTTTAAACGAGGTGTGATATGGCAAGACCAAAAAAAACTAAAACAACAGAAGTAGTACAGGAAGTACAAACTCCTGTACAAGAATTTGATCCACGACAAATGGCTTTAGCAGAGCAACGCACACGTATTAGCGATAGTGCTAAACGCATGATTTGGGTTACATTACGCCGTGAAGGTATTCATGCATATTATGATGCTAATCACGATCCTGCATTAAAGACAGGAGACGAATATGATGTATCATTCTTGGGGATGCCACATCGTCATATATTTCACTTTACTGTGGGCATTCAGGTGTTCCACAATAATCGTGACATTGAGTTCATTCAATTCAAACGCTGGATCGAAAATTTATTCGGTAATGGCATACTTGAGTTGAATAACAAAAGCTGTGAAATGATTAGTGATGATTTATATCAAACTATCGCTACACGCTACCCCGATCGTGACATTGAGATTACTGTTTCCGAAGATGGTGAGAACGGTGCTACGATTTATTATAACACAACAAAACCATACAATAGTATTGTAATCTAAGAGAGAAAAAAATGGCAAAACAATCATTTCAACCTAATAACCGTGTAAGACAAATCTTTGATGATTTGGATATCTACAGAGAATTTTGTGTAGACTATGGTTACAAGTTTGATGAGGCATCTATGTATGATATGCGTAGTTATGTATTTCGTCAATTCAACAAATATATAACAGGTAAGCCGGCTAAGAATAGTTGGGACGAGGATGCACGTAGACATGCGTAAACTGTACTACATGGGTCTTGAACCCTATAAAGCACGTTATACATTGCAACTAACAGAGTGGAATGAACGTGTCTTTAAACGTAGAGGGGTTGACTATGTTATTGTTCCAGGTGATACATTAAGTAATGACCAAGCAATTGTAACTGGTCAAGTATTAGATGCACACGGTCGTACATATTTTGGTATGTCACAACTAATGAATCTAATTAAATTGATGAAAGCCGGAGAACTATCTAATGAAGATGTTATCTACTTTGAAGATATGTTTCAACCAGGTATTGAAAGTCTTCCTTATATTCTTAAACAAATCGACCCAATTAACCGCCCTAGGATTTATGTTCGCTGTCTTGCTCAGTCCATTGATCCTGATGATTTTGTTCATGTATGGGG